GATGGCGCAAAGGATCATGCAGTACCAAGCTGCGCTTCAGTTAGCTCAAGGTGCCCCTCAAATCTATAACCTGCCCCAGCTTCATAGGCAGATGCTGGAGGTTTTGGGGGTCAAAAACGCGGAAAAGTTGGTACCTATCGAGGATGATCAAAAACCGCGCGATCCCGTGTCAGAAAACATGAGTTTCTTAACAGGAAAGCCAACAAAAGCGTTCATTTACCAAGATCACCAAGCTCATATTTCTACCCATTTAGCCCTGTTACAAGACCCGACCATCATGCAAATGATCGGTCAGACGCCTATGGCTCAGCAGATTCAGGGAGCCATCATGTCTCACGTGGCAGAACACATGGCGTTTAAGTACCGAAGCCAAGTAGAAGAGCAATTAGGCGTTCCCATGACCCCGCCGGATGCAGAACTTCCAGAGGAAGTAGAAGTTCAGCTTTCTAGATTGGTAGCGCAGGCTGCACAACAGCTTCTACAGACCAATCAAGCCCAAGCTCAACAGCAGCAAGCGCAGCAAATGGCGCAAAACCCAATGTTGCAGATGCAGCAGGCAGAACTTCAACTGCGGGCAGAGGAGCTAAAGCGGAAAGAAGCTGACAGTCAAAGAGATTACGAGATCGCCCAGCAAAAACTCAGGCTAGAGCAGGAAAAACTGGCTATTGAAGCCCAAAAAGAGGTGGCAAGGATTCAAAACCAAGAGCGAACGATAGATAAAAAGCTGAAAACAGACATGTTGAAACACCTCACCAAGCCAACCAAAAGGTAAAAGGTACCCAATAGATGAACACTACTGCGATCTTCGTAGTGATTAAAGAACTTAATGACCGGCGAGAAACCATCTCAAAAGCGCTTGCGGACGGTTCAGCGCGAGATTACGCCGAATACAGAGCAATGGCAGGAGAAATCCAAGGTCTTTCTCTTGCACATTCCCTCGTAACCGACCTTGTGCGACAACTGGAGTATGACGATGAGTGAGCTTTTGATCGCCACCGGGGAGAATTCCATCCCCACACACCTTCCGGAGACCCCGGAGGAAAAGGCAAAACAACTGCCTATGCCTGTTACGTATCACATCCTCTGCGCTTTACCAGAGATTGAAGACGAATACGAAAGCGGGCTAGTCAAAGCCGGACAAACGCTTCATTACGAAGAAGTAATGTCGCCGGTTTTGTTTGTAGTTGCGCTCGGGCCGGACTGTTATAAAGACAAAGAACGGTTCCCCAGCGGGCCTTCGTGCAAGAAAGGGGACTTTATTCTGGTTAGACCTAATACCGGAACCAGAATCAAGATTCACGGCAGAGAGTTTCGTCTGATTAACGACGATTCTGTTGAAGCCGTTGTAGAAGATCCGCGCGGCGTGTCGAGGGCTTAATCATGGATGCAGAAAAGTTTAAATTCCCGGATGAAAAACCGGCCAAGGCAGAAGAAGAAAAGCTGGAAGTATCAGTCGAAAGCGATGTCGAAGTGGAAGTAGTAGACGACACGCCGGAAGCAGATCGCAACCGTCCTCCTATGAAAGAGGCTCCTGCCGATGTTACCGATGAAGAGCTTGCCAGCTATTCTGAAAACGCCAAAAAGCGTATTCAGCATTTCTCAAAGGGATATCACGAAGAGCGTAGAGCCAAAGAAGCTGCTTTACGTGAAAGAGAAGAAGCTCTGCGTCTTGCTCAGTCCGTTATCGAAGAGAACAAAAAGCTCCAAAGTAACCTCGGCCAAGGCCAGCAGGCTCTCTTAGAGCAGGCTAAAAAAGTTGTCGCGCAGGAATTAGAACAGGCTAAACGGCAGTATAAAGAAGCCTACGAGTCTGGCGATTCCGATAAATTGGTTGACGCGCAGGAAGCATTAACAAGCGCGAAAATCAAAGCTGAGCGCGTAAATAACTTTAAACCCCCTTTACAAAAACCAAAACCTGTTGTACAACCCGATCCAGAGCCAGTTGTCCCGCAAGTTGATCCAAAAGTAAGTGCGTGGCGAGACGCCAATCCTTGGTTTGGAGATAACAAGCGAATGACGGCGATGGCTTTAACGATTCACCAAGAACTTGTGGATAGTGGAGTTGATACACGGAGTGACGAGTATTTCAACCGTATTAACGCAGAAATGCGCCAAGTTTTCCCTGATGCGTTCCCCTCAGAGAAGCCGGTGAAGAAAGCATCTGTTGTAGCACCTGCCACACGTAACACTGCGCCAAGAAAGATCGTGTTAACGAGGACACAAGAAACTTTAGCCAAGCGGTTAGGACTGACGAATGAGCAGTACGCCCGTGCGGTAGCGGAAGAGATGAGGAAACAAAATGGCTGAACGTACCCCCCGAGATCAAGAAACCCGTGCTAAATACGAGCGGCCCGCGAAGTGGATGCCTCCACAGCTTTTGCCTGACCCCACCCCAGAACCCGGTTATGCTTTCCGCTGGATTCGTGTAGGTTTTATGGGCAAAGACGATGCGCGAAATGTTTCTTCCAAGCTCCGCGAAGGTTGGGAACCTGTAAAGGCTTCTGAGCATCCAGAGATCCAATTGATGGCAACCGGGGAACGGCCCCGATTCCCAGACAGTATTGAGATTGGCGGACTCTTACTTTGCAAAACCCCAATCGAGTTCGTTGACCAACGCAATAAGTTCTATGAACAGCAGGCGGAAAGTCAAATGACCTCGGTAGACAACCACTTCATGAGCCAAAACGATCCTCGTATGCCGGTCTTTAAGGAGCGCCGGAGCGAAGTGAAGTTTGGCAGTAACGCGAAATAAATCAGGAGTCTTAAATGGCTTACCCCTCTGTTGATGGCGCATACGGTTTCAAGCCAGTCAATGAATTGAATGGCCTACCCTATGCGGGTGCAATTCGTCATTATCCGATTGCTCGAAACTACAGCACCGCCATTTTTAATGGCGATCTCGTAGAAATTCTTGCTAACGGTACCGTTGTACTGACCGGCATGAGCACTTCCACCACCACGACGGCTCGCGCCGGGCAGGTTGGAGTGTTTGTGGGCTGTACATATACCAACCCCTCGACCGGTCAAAAGCAGTTTGCCCAGTACTACCCCGGTAGCGTCTTGGCAAATGACATCGTTGCCTATGTGGTAGACGATGACCGCGCGGTCTTCAAGGCAGTGATGATTGGTCAGCCCTCGGCTGGTCTTAGCAACACCGCCACGACCGTTGGTTATGCGGCACAAAGTTTCGTTGGAAACAACGTGTACTGCGTGACTGGAACTGCTGGAAGCACCACGACGGGTAACTCCGCAATGGGTGTGTCCGGTGATCAGCCGACTAACGGCACGGGTAACGTAGGTGTTGCCACCGCGTTGCCTTTCCGCGTAGTTCGTGTGGTTCCAGAAACTGCCGTAACGCTTTCGGGTACCGGTAGCACCTCCGGCTCTTCGACCACTGTTACGCTGACTGCTGCTATCACCGGCCTACAAGCTGGTATGCAGTTGATCTGCGCAACGGGCACTGGCTCGCTGGCTGGTAATTTCATCACGGTAACGAACGTGAACAGCACGACCCTCACGGTGTCGAGCGCAATCACGTTAGCTTCTGGTTCTGAACTGACCTTCGTGGGCTACCCAGAAGTTATGGTCAAATGGAATCAGGGTTACCACTCGTTTGCCTTCGCAACCGGCATCTAAGGAGTTAATTCATGGCTATTTCACGCGCACAACTACTGAAAGAACTCCTTCCCGGACTTAACGCCCTGTTCGGTCTGGAGTACAACCGCTACGGCGAAGAACACAAAGAGATCTACGAAACCGAGACCTCTGAGCGTTCGTTCGAAGAAGAGACCAAGCTTGCCGGTTTCTCCGCAGCCCCGGTTAAAAACGAAGGTTCTGCAATTGCGTACGACAATGCGCAAGAAGCATGGACTGCACGTTATAACCACGAAACCATTGCGATGGGTTTCTCTATCACCGAAGAGGCGATGGAAGACAACCTGTATGACAGCCTCTCGGCTCGTTATACCAAAGCTCTGGCCCGGGCTATGGCTTACACCAAGCAAGTCAAAGCAGCCGCCGTTCTGAACAATGGCTTTAGCTCCGCTGTGACCTACGGCGACGGCGTTAGCCTGTTCTCGACCGCTCACCCGCTGGTCTCTGGTGGCACCAACAGCAACCGCCCATCTACCGGCGCAGACCTGAATGAAACCTCCCTTGAGGCGGCTGTCATTCAGATCGCTGCGTGGACCGATGAACGCGGCCTGCTGATCGCTGCAAAACCCCGGAAACTTATTGTTCCCCCGGCGCTCATGTTCGTTGCAACCC